CGGTGTACTTATCTTTAAACGATTTAATTACGATATACATTAACCTACAACAACTTTCTTAGTTATGGTTACAAGCGAGTTCTTATCCACAACCTTACCATCCACAAGCATGATAGCTTTTGTCACTTGGTCATCAGTGTCGTTATCTTCATAACGTTTCACAGTTATGTTGTAGTTTGTATTCAGGACGTAATCCTTAAAGTTAAACAGAAAAGCCACAACCGTATCATTTTCTATTGTAGCGCCAAGGCTTGTCATGTAATCATTCAGTACTACAGTTCTACCTAGTAATGTTCTTTCTGGTCTGCCTGAAACCCCATAATTAACTCTAGCAATAGGTTGTCCGTTTTGGTCAGTCATTCCTATAAATTTCATAAATGTCTTTTTAGTCATGCACCATACTGCTTCGGATTCGTAGGATAATGGTAAAGCGGCTTCTGCATTAATTAATGTTTCATAGTCAACATCAGCATCTGCTGCAATCTCAATATTTTGTCCTTCTGGAGCTGTTTCAGTTAAAATACCTTCTGGTTGTCCTTCCCCAGATCCAGTGATAATAGATTGCTCTAAAGCTTTGGTCATAGCTTCAGCTATATTGTTTATTAAAGTAGTTTCAAATACCCCAAGTGTAACAACACTAGTTTCAAATGACACAGATACTGCACATCTTAATTTGTAGTAACTAAATACAATTTGCCCTGTGGTTTTCTTTTGTTTCTCACTTCCTGCGCCCTCAGCTACCCAAGTAGCTACTGGCTTAACACTTGATGTAGGAATTGCAAGTCCGCCTTTGTATGATGTTCTAGTTACAAGTGGTAAAATCATTCCTGTAGCTTCTAATTTTTCAACTATCTTTTCTAAAACTGTAGTAGGTATTACTGAACCTACGTCACTGGTAGTTGTATTTTGGTCCACATTTTGGAATTTTTCAGGAATTGGAGTTCCTTTCACAACATTATTCATAAATGCTTTTCTGTACTCAACAGAATCATAAATATCAATATCCGTTGCAATTGCATTTTTATCTAAAGTATCTACCACTACGCCATCAACTCCTTTATCACCTGCTAAATTAGTAATGTCTAATCCTTTAGGATCATCATTTAAAGCATTGAAATTAGCCTGTGCAAGTTTTATTTCTTCCCACTTATTATCTAACTCCTTTACTTCTTCCATTTTCTTGTCCGCTTCCTTTGCGTTGCTTTTGTCTAAAAACTCTTTTACTTCCGCCATCAAAGCATTTCTTTTTTCTTGATATTCTTTAAAATTCATCTTTACACTCTCCTTTTAATTTTAAATAGTTGTATTTTGACATTAAAATATCCGATTCACCATTTTCTGAATTAATCGGACCTTTAACTGTATTTCTTATTTTGTTTATTACTTCAATTGGTATCATATTATTATAACTAGCAACCATTCTAGACTCTTCTTGGAACATTATTTCATCTACAAATTTATATTCCAAAGCTTTTTCAGGTGTCAACCATGTCTCTTTATTCATCATTTCCAATAAGTCATTTTTCTTCATACCAGTTTTAAGGGTATAAGCATTTACTATTGTGCTGTTATAATTTTTAATTACCTCTGCTTCATGCTCTAAATCTCTATAATCTCCCGATGCTGTACTTGATACATTATGAATCATTATTTGTGCAGTAGGAGATATTAATACTTTATCACCCGCCATTGCCACAATACTAGCAGCACTCGCAGCTATTCCTACTATTTTTACTACCTTATTGCCCTTATAATCTTTTAAAGCCGTATAAATTTCACTACCTGAATAAACATCACCTCCACCACTATTAATCTCAACTTCTACTTCTTCATTATTTAAAGTTTCTAACACTTTCGATACATCATTGGGACAAGTAGAATCCATGTCGAACCAATCATAAACCCACTTATAATCATTTGGTATGATTACACCTTTTATTTTTACTTTATTAGCCACTTACTCACCTCCTACTCATCTGCTGGTCTAGTATCAAGTCTACGGATATATTCGTCTCCGCCTTCTCTTGGTGCCATATTGAGTATTTCTCTTACTTCATTAGGATTCATGATTCCTCTATCTACATATTGGACTAGATTTAGTTTAGTTTGCATACTAGCAAAGTTTAAATTAGAACTTTCAAATATGATTTTATTACCAAACCCTCTTTCCCTACGTGTAAATAACTTCCTTGTATATTCATTAGCCATTTGCAATGCATCAGGTTCAATCCTTGCTTCATAATAGCTTATCCATTCATCTTCATTGTAACTAGATTGGACTATCTTCTTGTTAGTGTTGAAAAATGAATATATCCTTTCTGTTGTTCTATCAGTTTGAGCTGCATTCGGTACATAATCTGTCGGCTCTATTTGTTTGGCATCTGCTTTTGCATCTACACCAGCAACACCAAATGTATCGGATTCTATGCTTAAATAAGTATCTGCAAATTGCTTAACATTCTTTTCTATATCCTCTGGCCTTAGAGATTGTTGAAATTGCAATAACCATCTAATTACACCACTATTTTTTATTGCCTTTACCATACCCTGATCTATTGTCCCTATAACTTCCATTAAACTTGTTAAAGCTTCACCTGGAGGATCCCCAAATATATCATTATCGTTATAATCATCTCTTAAATGAATTATGTCAGAATAAGGGAATATACCTGTTCTACCATTTCCGTAATAAAATTTTAAATACAAATTCCCTGATTTATCATATATAGCTTCAGCTGTTAAACATGGTACAGGGTAAAGTTCTATAGGATAGCCATTTTCATCTTTAATAATTAATATAAAAGCATTACTATTTAATGCCAATTGGTTTGCAACTTTTTCTTGTAGCATTTGACCACTCATATATGGATTAGGCTCTGTTAATAAAAACCTCATATATGGTTCTGGATTTATTTTCAATCCATCAGGGCCATTCCTTATATGTTTAGGTATTAGTTTACCTATTGCCTTTACTCGTGGCCTTATACAAGCTCTTACTATATCACTTTTATAAAGTTTGCCATCCCATGAATAAAAGCCATTTCCTCTATCGGTTATCATTTTTACTCTACTAACTTTTGTCGCATTGCTAAAAGTGCTTTTTATTTTATTTAATAATCCCAAGTACTCACCTCCTTAAATTAAACATAATAAAAGCACCTACTATCTAGTAAGTGCTAATCGTATTGATTTATCTAATTCTGACAATTGTTTGTCTAAATATCCTTCAATATTATCTACAGTATATGGTATTTCTATTAATGGTATATCATTTATTTTGCAATAATTTCTTTTTATGTTGTCATTTTCTCTTTGATATTTAAACATCTTCTCTCCACCGAAATATTCTATGGGTTCATAATGTTGTATTCCTTGATATTCCATTAATGCTATCAATTTACTATTATCAAATATTGCAAAATCAAATGGTAATGAACGCTCATTTTTACATTTTGCCATCTTATACTGACTTCTATATTTAATATGTTTTTCCCTTAAATACTTTCTAATCATCTTTTCACCTTTGCTTTCACTACACGCTGGGCATCCATGTCCATTTAATAAATGATTACCTTTCGCCATCCATATAGTCCCGTCTATTTTGCATTTTGCTTTTATCTTTTCGTTTTGCGTAATATATTTCCCTAATATTTCTATATTAGGTAATACTGTCTTCACTCTACTTTCAAATTCTTCTTGCGTCAACCTTCTCTTGTCAGCTCTTGATTTTTCACCACAAGTTGGGCAACCTTGTCCTTTTAATAAATTACTAGGAAGTGAATAAAATATTGTATTATCAATCTTACATTTGCATTTGATAGGTTTCTTGTTACCTTTATATTTACCAACGACTTTTATCTTCGGATTAATTTGTTTTATCTCATCTACAAATTGAGTATGAGATTTAGTTTGTTTCCTAATCCTTCTTTCTTCACCACAAATTGGACACCCAGTACCATTTAATAAATTACTTGGTTGAGCTTCCCATATGTGATTATGTAACTTGCATCTAATCTCAATTTTGGTTTTATTATTTGCATACTTCCCGATAACCTCTATATTTGGATTTATTTTATAGAGTTCTTTAATAAATTGTTCTGTAGTTTTGCTTCTTGCTTGAGCCATTTTATTATTCGCACATTGTTTACAACCCTGCCCTTTTAAAAGATTATCAGGCAAAGCACGCCATTCATAACCGCATATATTGCATTTGCAATGTATTTTTACTGTACTAACCACATACTTACTCAATAAAACAACATTTTCATTTCCCTTTTCTAAAAATTGTGAAATAAATTCTTCGTTTGTTTTTCTTTTAGCCATAACAAATACACCTCCGATAGTGTTTAGCTTGTCCGAGTATTAAGTTTTATGTATGTAGGAAGAAGGCTCGGATTCCTTCTTATCATTGAGGCTCGCGACTTCCTCAACTATCCTACATATAAATTATATCATAATTCTATATTATATTCATATATTCTTGGTAATTTCTTTCGAGCACAATGTAGGCATCCATGAACGAGGCAACACCATCAATCCTACGTCTTGGATTACTTGTTTTAACCAATGC